CTGACTGCAACAAAGTACTCGTCTACCCCAGCACCACCATCAGCAGTCCAGCTGAACATGCCAGCGACGTTACCACCATAGCGAAACTTGCTGCCGAAGAAGAATTCTGTAGCTGCACCTTGTACAGCGTCAAGATCAAGGTACCAAGCCGAATTACTATCCCGCTCAGTAAACCATAGACGTCCCTTGTGTATTGTGACGAACCTTATGCGCTCAATTACTGGGCCTGTTATGCCAGTAGCTTGAGCCCAAGTATTTCCGCTGGGGTCGTACATGAATAGACCATTGCGCTCGTCCGCGTACAGCAGTACATCTTGCTCAGCTTGGCCTGTGTAGTGAGTGTAGACACCATAGCCAGCACCGACAGTCTGGTTGTCAAAAGCTACCTTCAGTGTGGGTGTGCCATCTTCGGTAACTTCGTATATGCCCTCTGGCGTTGCGGCAAATAGCCTGTCGCTTATCCCACCTTGCTCAATTGAGTCAAATGGAATTACAGTATTGATGGGGGCAGGTACCCCAACGCACCATTCTCTGTAGCCTTTGCGACTACGAAGACCGCTCTGGCTCGGCACTAGATTGTAGCTGTATAGCGCATGAGAAACCTCTTCGTTGGCTAGTGCCTTACGAGCGTCTATACCAGCGTAGGGGACTGGGAATCGTGATACTTCCGCTGTCCTACCTTGTGGTCTATTGCTGGTGCCTATTGCGCTTCCAATCATTGCCCGAACCCTGAGTATGGTACATTGCTAGGCCCAAGAAGAATTAGGTCTCCACAACCGCCCCCCGCATTCAGCGTTCTGGCAGATTTGTCGCTACCTGTCACAAGTGCGTACACCTGATTGACGTCTCCTTGGGCCTTGGTTGTGTCAAAGCCAGAGGCCTCTAACTGCTTGAGCTTGAGGTATCTGGTTATTAATGTTCGGTCAAACAAGACTATATCAGAGTCTTCTGTTACCTCAAAGGCCCTTGTACCGTTGGCCTTTTGTACCCAACCATTACTCATGTACTCGAAGCTTATCTCGAGTCCCTCTGGCGTTGGTTGTGGTAGTATGTTTAATGTGCCCTCGCTAATACGGAACGTGGCATACAGCGTAGTAGGAGCAGTCCCACGGCCTATGAGGTATGTCCACTCTTGGGCGGTCAGTGGGCCCCCTAGCGGGAGCGATGTATTCTCGACCCAACCAGTCTGCACGAGCATACTGACAAAGTCTTCAGGTAGGGGGTAACTTCCCTGTCCTTGGACGGTGGTTATACTATACCCTTGGACTAAGAACTCCCAAGGGTATGCAAGACACAGCTCCTCGCCCGCTACATTGAGCAGGGTTAGCATCTGGGAAACAGCATCATTACCATCTTGAAAGGACGATTGTACCTTGGCTACTCCGAGCTCTGCTGCTACCCGCTTGACAATGTCATTGGCGGTCATAGGGGCTGTGATTGTCATTTACTGAAATCCTTCCGCTTCTTTTTTCTTAGCGGGCTTCTTGGCAGGCTTGGCTTCCAGCTGCTCTAGTCGCTCTGACAGAGATGCCAACTGCTCAGTCAATTCTTGGTTCTGCTCTCTAAGAACAGCAACCTCGTCTACGTCGTCCAGAAATGCTTGGGCCTTGGCTTTGAGTGTTTGACCACCCATGATGTTACCCACGCGGTTGTCGTCAACCTTGGATAGCGCCTCTACAGTCTTTATGTTGACGTAAGCCAACTCTTCAACTTGGCTGCGAGTGATTGCAGGCCACTCAGAAAGAGGGGTGCCTAGCTCGGCAACTTCTGTACGTTGCTGGAAAGCTTGATAGTGGCGGTGGAACCTTTGCTTATCTGCGTGAGTGGCTGGCCTAACCGCAAGGGCGTCGCGTGAACCAGGAACTGCTATGGACACGTACTCGAGGTCTCTAAATACTGCTCTGCCAGCCTTCTTAGAAGCTGCTTGGTCTTGCATGGACTTACAAAAGAACTTGACCAATAGTCGGTCGTCGCCTTCACCTTCTTTAAAGTCGTCTGGATTTATTGAGGTGCCTAACATTCTACTCTCCTTCGAGTGGGTTGGTGTACACCCAGTATAGCGCAGCAGGGAAGGAATTTAAACCCCCAAATTGAATCTACTCTATTGTGTCTACCACTTGTCTTGTGAACGAGTTGGCGTATATAAAGAGTTGTCCACTATTACCAGATTTTCGAGCCTTCAGCTCTATTGTGTGGTCGCCCGCAGTGACGGGGACAATGCCATACACATAAAAGAAGTCTTCGTTGTTACCATCTTTGGGCTCAACTCGGGCTTCTAGTGCTAGGTCACCGTCTAGGTATATGTCAAACAGAGCACTCGTATTCGCTACAGTGAGTTGCCAGCGTATGATAGCCTCAACCTTATAGTCGTCATCTTTTGTTGTTGTGAAGTTATAAGTGTCCACATCAACAGGGCCTTGACCACTAAGGGCGATAGGGTTAGTCGCAGTCGCTGGGCCTTGGTGCGCTATAAGCTTAGGCACATCTAGCACACTTAGCAAGGAGTCAATCATATTCGCTAGTAGGGCGCCACCCTCTCTACCGTTAGCTGAGGTCTCACCTAGCTCGTCTAGTAGTTCTTGCTTAGTCAGTACAGTCATGGGGTGTCCTATTCATTAAAGTCGTCGCCAAAATCTGGCCCAAAGGATTCTAGGTTCCTAACGGAGCCAAACTTCATATCAAAACTCACTGGAGTCCCAATTTGCAGAGCTGCGAACAACTGGCCCGCGTACCCCTGTAGATCACCTGTAGCGTCATCAGCCACGTAAAGACCAGGATTTACATCATAGGACCAGAACCAGTCAACACCATCAATCCTAGTAACTATATCTTCGGCTAGGCGAGGGTTGGGGAAGTCCGTACTCACCAACAAAGTGGCCGCGTAGAAACCAGATGTACTATTCTGCACGACAGTCAAGTTGAGCCACGTCTGAGTGATGTACGTGTTAGGTGTCATGTCGCCTATGGTTCCAGCAAGGGACGGGGGAGGGAGTCGGTTGTAGCCTCGGTATGTGTTTGGACCATCTATGCTCTCGCCCGCAGTGAATGTGCCACCCACTGGAGGAGTACCGCTGGGGGCCACACCGCCTCCAGCACCACATGGAACACCATTACTATAGTGAGTAACTGGGCCAGAGGCTAGCACCACCTGACCAACTTCGCTGACACCCACACCATTACTGTAGTGATCTACAGTACCGCCACTCACAACACAAAGACGACCTTGGGAGAACCCAAAGCCGTTGGCGTAGTAGCTAGGTGCAGATTCCGTAGCGTATATGGCACCTACACTGTCCAAAAGCAAGCCTTGGAAGCTGATGTAGTCAATAGGCTGTCCGGAACCTACATTGAACGCTATGGCACCTTGACGGGCCAGTGGTTGTAGGCTTGACATTTCTAAATCCCGATCTACTGGAAGGGTTCTACATCTGGCTCAGCATCTGGCTCAGCATCTGGCTCAGCATCTGGCTCATCATCTGGCTCAGCTTCTGCTTCAGCTTCTAGAGCTTCCGCAGCAGGAGTCCAACCAGCGGTCAGTGTAGTCAGTGTCGCAGGGCCGACAACTGTGGCTGTACCGTCTCCATCAGAAGAGTTTGTGACAGCTTCTATAGCAGCTGGGGTGCCCGCTATACTCTGGGACTTCTGTGGAGTACGTGTAGCGCCCGTCTGGTCCAGAAGAGTAAACTTCTCTGGGTCGCCAGTTAGAGGTCCTGGCTGTCCAATACCGATTCCCGGAGCATTGGATGCACCAGCGTTCACGCCATTAGCGAATTGCAAAGCTGCAATGTTTTGATCTGCTTCGTCAACGCGAGCTGCTGCTGCGGCTGAGTCTGCGAATGTGTTCTTAGAATTAATCATCCCGTTCACCTGTTAGAGAGTGGAGATAGGGGGTTTCCCCCCTATCAAGCACCGAACCCAACCCAAAGGGGTGGAATTACCACGCAAGCGTGATAAACTGGTTAGCCGTTAGCGTCGTATCGGCCTTGGAACATACGTCCAGAACAAGTCATGTTGCCTGCCCAAGCCATGATCTGTACTTCAGCATCTTGGTTTACGGCATAACGACGGTCTGGGCTTAATGGAACCATGTTGCGTTTGGCGTGTGGACGATAGTGGAGGTAGTCGCTGTTCAAGAAGAACGCAGTACCGCTTGGGGCACCAGAGCCGAGGTTGCCATTGTAGATGCCACCGTCTAGTACCACGTCAGCGTCCATGAACTTAACAGATGCAAAACCAGCATCGGCAGTGTTAGTGTTCGTGAATCGTTGCTGGGCCTGTAAAGACTCAATGTAAGCATTCCAGACTGTGGTGTCCGCCATGATAAGGTCAGGGCGGTCTTGGCCACGAACCAAGCTGGCCCATAACAAGTTCCACAAACCTTGAATCTTAGTAGGGTCTAAGCCGTCAGCAGCATTATTCGCGCTGATAGCGTTACGCCAGAAAGAGTAGGCCGAACCGTCGATGCCGCCATAGGGGGTCGCAGTAGGGTCAACAGGAACAGCAGCTTCCAAACCATCAATTTGCTTACCCGCAGCCGCAGTACCGTCGCTGTATAGGCCGCCACAAATTAAGTTAGCCATAGAGCTCTCAGCTACTTGGATACGACCATCCAT